GTGTTGCCTTGCCTATCAGTATACGGTAATCTTGAGCTTTCTTCAAGGACTGTCTCTACGTCTTCAAGTAGCCCATCTAAAGCAGCTACAGAGTCTTCATCTTGTACATAGCATCTAACTGTTATCGAGAGAAAACGGTCCTTATATCCACCGGCTTGGTACTCTCGTGTCTCATTCCCTGCGTTAAGATGAATTGCAGGAAACTCTTCTACTTCGTCCCAAAACTTGAGTCGAGGTGAAATATTCTCGTTTAAGTCAGAAAGATAGCCGCCGGAGCCGTTAATATCTTTAAGCTTTTCGACAATAGCATTTACAATGCTAGAGCGTCTTGTTGTGTATCCTCTTTCTGCCATTATATTCTCCTAGTAAAGAATCTTCCGAGCGCAGCTTGTTTAGCTATCTCGCGTATAGATTGATCAATTATGCGTCTTGGGTCTCTCTCCGGAGTTGCCCAAGGAGCCGCTCCCATTCCCATCTCGAAAACACCATAAGGCTCTTTATCATAAGTATAACCAAAACTTGGAAACCCTTTTGGTGTTTTTGTAGCGTCAACAACTCTAACGCTGTCTGCGAAAGTTCCTGTACGATTTACCAAAGCAGGTTCATTCATCTTTTTTTGAACTGTTTCTGGTAGCTTAGAGTTTAATAATGCTATAAGCTGCAAAGGTTTTGCTGCCGGCGAGGCTTTGACGCTGGAGCTAGCTATTGTTTTACGTCTGGTTTTGCTTCTTAGGGCTTTTGCCGTTACTGCCGTCTTTTTAGATGTTGTTTTTTTACTATGTTTAATATCTAAATGCTTACTTACCTTTATATTCTTTTTATTTCTGAAAGGTTTGGTAGTATCATTAACTATTTCCTTATCCAGTATCTCTTTGAAGGAATCTGAGCCTGGCATACCTATGATAGGCTGACCTTTCTCTAGGTCTTCGATAGCAGCTCTGAGCTCCTTCAGAAGTTTTTGTTTCTTAGCCCCGGTTATGCCGCCTTCTCTTGAATTCTCTCGTTGAGAGCCTACACTTACGTGAGCCGTTTTAGTTTTAGTATCTCTTACTAGATCTAAACTAACTTTTTGTTTTTTCATCCAAGCGATTAAATGCTTTTTAGTAATAAGCTCCTCGTCCAGCAGGGCATTATCAATAGCGTCTCTGACCTGGGTCTCAATGATACCCTCAAGATGTTTGTGGTTCAAGTTCCAAAGGCTTTTACTTTCTATATTTGCCGTTTGATTTAATACCCGCTGTATACTGTGTATCACCGAGGGGGTCGCCATCTTTAAGTGCTGTTTGTACAGTCTTTTTATTTGATCGTACCTATTCTGGCCAGAGGCATCAAAAGTAGCTTCTAATCTAGCGGGGGTACTTTTCTGTATTGTGACCCCTCCCGCTCCCGGTGTTACTACTCCTCGGACGGAGGTTGTAGTGTTCTTTATAACTTTACGTAGGGCAGGATCGCACCCTTTAAGTATAGAAGCTACCTCTGCTTTTGTAATACCTGGAAAATTTCGATTTAAACGATCTCTTACACCTTTTCTGAGAGCCCTTCTTGTCATTACGAATGTATGAAACTGTATATCTACAAGCTTTCTAAAGGCATCTCCGTCTACCAAAAGCTCATTGTGTAGCTTTGTTAGAAAGGCTTTTTGGTGCTGTGCACTCACTTAGAAGTTCTTATATAAGTCCAGAACACGTTTGATATGGTCGGGGAAGCCTACATTACCAGACTGCCCAGACGTACCTTGATTCTGGATGCTTGCGCCTGATAAAGTTTGACGCTGCTTGTACTCGTCTTTATGATAGTATGTAACTAAATCAATTACTGCAAGTTTAAGGTCTGCTGGACAGGATGGATAGCCTCCCTTATATGTAACCTTAATAGAGCCTGGGCCGGCAGGGAAGTTTTTATACCCATTAGCTCCAGTAGTTCTAAAAATACTATCTGTATCATAGTCTACATAATACTGACCAGAAGCCTCGCTAAGTGTAGTATAGCTACCGATAAGAGAGCTTCGTTCTTCTACAGATACTACAGAGACTAAAGGCGTTTCCTGTAAGGATACCATATGAGTGCTGTACTCTACATTGAAGGTTTCTACTTTATCATCGTTGTAAAAGTCTACTATAGTACTATTACAATAAGTTTTTACTAATTGACTCACAGAGGTCACTAAAGATTCAAGACGTACGTCATCGCCGTAGCCAGTAAGTTTCATAGCTTCTTTGTATTCGTCTAAAGTGATTAAGTTTGCCATATTTTTATAAGTCCATTAGTAAAAACTTAGGGGAGCGAACTCCCCCTCGTTTTATTACTCTTCTACAATTAAGATGCAGCGTATTCGATACGAACTGAAGGAAGGTCGCCGGTGGCACCTGCAAACAATTCAGTAAAGCCGAGTGACTGAGAAGCAACAATAGCAGTGCGCTGATTTGCAGTCTCGTAATCACTTTCGATACTAACACCTTTCAGGCGAGGCACAACATAGTTGTTAACGTTAACCGCAACAGCAGCGGTCTTGTTAGCTCCACGTGCAAACTGGTCACATACAACTACTGGAGAGCCATATACAGAACCCATAACACCTGTTACTTTAGCAGCTAAGTCGTTACCAACTTCACTAACGTCAGCAAAAGCAGGGTCATTTACTAGGTTGTAGTACTCTTCGACGTTAACGATGTAAGCAACGTCAGCAGGGTTGATACCATACTTGCCCATTTCGCCACGAGCAGACATGAGCATAGCAGCAGTAAGGTTCGCACTGCCGTTAACAGCTAGATCATCTACAGTGGTAGAATCACCCGCCAAGAAGGAACCAGCACCGTCAGTGCCCGCTGCACCAACAAGACCTGTGATTGAAGCATTACCAACAGTGAAAGCGCCATCAATTGCACGAGCGTGAGCACGAGCTAGAGCAGACAAGATCATTGGCAGGATAGTTACAACAACTTGCTCGTCAGTATCAGCACCGATATAAGTACCAGAGATAAGACGCTTAGCAAGTGCAGTTACTTCACGCAATTCAAACTCGTTAGCAGCTACTTGGGTACGGTTTTCTAAGATACCGTTACCAATACCTTCACCAGAGAAAGTTGCCATGTTAGTGTCATCCATCAAAGGAAGTACAGTTGCGCCAGAGTTAACTTGCATTTCTTTAAACAGACCAGCAACTTTCTGAGACAACCTAACCTCTTCTTCAAAAGTAGTTGAAACGATAGTGTCGATAGTAGCTGCGTTAGTGTCAAATTGAACACCTGCTTTGCTTAAAAGGTCCTGACCGAACTTAGTGTCCATGCCTTTACCAGTGACTTTACCAAGTACAGTGGCGTGAAGGAAGTCCTTACCAAACTTGCTCAGGTCTCCGTCGCCTCGGCCAAAGCTCTTCTTGCTGTTCTGCATAGCAGCGATTTCGACAGCTTTCTCGTCGAGGTCAGCTTTATGCTTCGCTAAGATGTCAGCGATGTCTGCGTCTTTAGAGGCCATTTTAGCTTCCATGTCAGCTACGAGAGTTTCAACGCCAGACTGAATGCCAGTCTTAACTTTGATGTCCTGTGCTTCGACGAGTGCTGCTTGTTTTTCAGCTTCGGCTTTCTCAGCTGCTTTTTGCTCGGCTTGCTTCATTGCGATTTTAGCAGCTGTATCTTCAGCTACTTTCTTTGCAAAAGCTTCCAAGTCGATGTTTTGATTGTCCATTTTGATCTCCTGATCTGCGGAAATAAGTTCCGCGCTTTTCGGTGTGTGGTCACTAGCTACATTTGAAGTATTGACTTCGTCCTTAGCCAGAGACTGACCGGCTAGATCTACACGATTAGTGAAAGTTTTTTTGAATTCTTCGTACTCAGTAGATGAGTCAAAAGACTTCGCGAGCGAAAAAGTAGCTGCCTGATTACAAGGTACGGAAACAACCGATACCTCAAACAACTCAGCGTCCTTAATCATTAGTCCATCAGTTTCCTTTAAGTAATCCGCGTCCTTGACTTTGAAACCGACGGAAAAGGCTCCAAGGACACCGTCTTTAACAAGCTCAGCTACATTGCCAGGGGCATTTTTGCTGATCTTACATTCTAACTCTAGGCCATTGGGTCCGGCCTTCAAACCCGTGGCTCGACCAATAGGTCTATTATAATCATGATTAAATAGAATAATTGGGTTTTTTTCGAAATTCTTTAAACCACCTTTCTGCCAAGCCTCTATTGAAATTGAGTCGCCTGCGCGATCAAAGTCAGCAGTACTTGCCATACCACGGATCATCACGGAACCATCATCAGCTTCGTGAGACTTAAACGTGGAAGTAAGATTAAACATCTTATCCATCTTTCTTCTCCACTTTAACTTTAGCAGGCTTAGTAACTACAGGCTTTTTAGCAGGTGTTGGCTTAGCAGGTGCTTTAGTTTCTACAGGTTTAACTGTAGCTTGTACTTTAGAGGTTTTAACCTCTAAATGTTTAATAGTGTCCCAGAACGAGCTATTCTTAACAGCGATTAAAAGTCCGGGGTATCCACCAAAGATATATCGGATAGTAACACCTGTAACAGGTTGTTTGTTACCAAGTGCGATATACTCTTTTTCTGTGTAAATCTTTTCTTCTTTTAGGAAAAAGGCACAAAGTAGTTTTGTGGCCTTGTTTGATTTAATTTTATTC